TCGGCGTCTCGCACACGACCGTACAGATCGGGATTCGCGCCGGGCGCCTGCGCCAGAGCCTCGGACGTGACGCGCGCGGCCCATTCGTGCGGGACGTTGAGCTCGCAAGGCTCGAATGGGACGCCGGTGCGGCCAAGCCCGCTAACGGTGGCGGCCAGGGACACGCAGGCACGCTGGTCGAGGCGCAGCTTCGTCTTACTGCTCAGCGTTCTGACGCTCTCGAGCTGGCCAACCGTCGTAAGCGCGGCGAGGTCCATGACGTCGCCGCTTGCCAGCGTGAGCAGTTCGAAGTCGCTCGGATGCTGCGCCAGCGGATCCTCAACGTGCCAGACCGTCTCGCCGACCTCGAGGCCGCCGTCCGGACCCGAATCCGAGATGAGCTGCGCCTGGCGCTCGGCACCGTGGCCGATGAGCTGGAGCATGGGTAGCAGCAAGGTCAGGTCGGCGTGGGCTTCAGGGCTCCGGCCGGAGCCGGACATCCTCGTCAGCGATTGGGCCGACGCGCATCGGATCCTCCCTCAGAAGTCGAGCGCGGAGCCGGGCCCCTGGAGGACGGCGAGGACGCCCTACCTGCGCGAGATCATGGACGCGATGAGCGCGACCTCCGACGTCGAGGAGGTCGTCCTCATGGCGGCGGCCCAGGTCGGGAAGTCGGAGGCGATCCTCAACGTCCTGGGCTACATCATGGACCACGCCCCGGGCCCGGCGCTCCTGGTCCAGCCCACCGTCGACCTCGGGAAGCGGTTCAGCCGGCAGCGCGTGACGCCGCTCGTCGAGGCCACGCCGCGCCTGGCCGGCAAGGTGGCCGACGGCCGGAGCCGGGACGCCCGCGGGACCATGTTCATCAAGGAGTTCATGGGCGGCGTCCTCGTGATCACGGGGGCGAACAGCGCGGTCGGGCTGCGTTCGATGCCGGCGCGCTACCTGCTGCTCGACGAAATCGACGGCTATCCGCTGGACGTGGACGGCGAGGGCGCGCCGATCGAGCTGGCCGAGGCCAGGCAGAGGACTTTCGTGCGTGCGAAGCGCATGAAGGCCAGCACACCGAAGATTGCGGGGACGTCGCCGATCGAGGCGGCATACGACGCGAGCGACCAGCGGCGCTATTACGTCCCGTGTCCCGTGTGCGGCGCGATGCAGCCGCTCGAGTTCGCGCGCCTGACGTGGACGAAGCTCGAGCTGCCGCCCGAAAGGGCGGTCTACCTGTGCCGCGCGTGCGAGGAGCCGATCGAGGACCACGCCAAGACCCAGATGCTCGAGCGTGGCGAGTGGCGCGTCGAGAATCCCGAGGCCGACGGGCGGGTGCGCGGCTATCACCTGTCGGCGCTCTACTCGCCCGTGGGCTGGATGTCGTGGGGCGAGATCGCGGAGCAGTTCGTCGAGGTCCATCGGAACCCGCTGAAGCTGCGCGTGTTCACGAACACGGTCCTCGGCGAGACGTGGCGGGAGCGCGGCGAGGCTCCGGAGTGGAAGCGGCTTTACGACCGGCGGGAGCTGTATGCGCTCGGGACGGTGCCGCGGGGCGGCCTGCTGCTCACGGCTGGCGCCGACGTGCAGAAGGACCGCATCGTCGTCGAGATCGTCGCCTGGGGCCGGGGTAAGACGTCGTGGTCGATCGACTACGGGGTGCTTCCGGGCGACACGGCCGACCTCGAGGCCGGACCGTGGCACCAGCTCGACGAGCTGCTGGCTCGGGTCTTCCCGCACGAGGACGGCGCAGAGATGCCGATCCGGATGCTGGCGGTCGACAGCGGGTACAACACGCAGACCGTCTATTCCTGGTGCCGGAAATACCCGCTCAACCGGGTCATTGCCGTCAAGGGCCAGGCCAGCGGCGGCGTCCTGATCGGGTCGCCGTCGCCTGTGGACATCAACCTGCGCGGCAAGCGGCCGGTCTACGGCTACAAGGTCTGGCCTGTCTGCGGCGGCGTGGCGAAGAGCGAGCTCTACGGCTGGCTGCGCCTCGAGGTGCCTGCGGACGATGAGCCGTTCCCTGCCGGGTTCTGCCATTTCCCCGAGTACGACGACGACTATTTCAAGCAGCTCACGGCCGAGCACCTTGTTTCGCGCAAGACGCGCCGCGGGTTCGTCAGCTTGGAGTGGGAACTGATCCCGGGGCGGGAGAACCACGTCCTCGACTGCAGGGCCTACGCGCGCGCCGCGGCCGCGCTGGCCGGCCTGGATCGGTGGCAGGAGGTCGACTTCGCCGCCCACGAGCGCGCGCTCTCGCCGAACGCGCCGCCGTTGCGTCCGGTGCCTCCTCGCGGGGAGCCGTGGCTGCACCGGAGGGTGCGGTGAGATACGACGCCCTGACCGAAATAGAACTGGACGACATCGAGCGCCCACGACGGAGGGCCACCGAAGAACTGGACGCTATGCCCGGGCCACGTCGCGATCCGACTTCGGACACGCAGCTGATCCTTCGTCTGGCCACGGAGATCCGGCGGTTGTGGGCCGGACTAGACGCGCTCGCCGCTGTCGTCGGCAAGCCGCGGTTTCCTCGATGAAGCTGCTCGACACGGCGGGGAAGACGCTGAAGAAGGCGGCCGCTGGGATTGCCGCAGCCGTGCGTCCATTGTCGGCTCACCGCTGCGACCCCACTGGCTTCGCCTGCGACTGTGCGCGCAGGGCAGCAGTCAACGCGGCTTCGGTTCGAGGCCCGGCGCCCTGGTTGGGGGCGCGTCGGCAAGGTTGGATTCGATGAGCAAGCTTGAGGGCATGACACGCGAGGAAGCAATCCTTGAATGCTGTCGTGCGGCCCGTCTGGACTATCTGGCGGAGGAGTTCATCAGCGACGGAAAGACATTGCATGAAGCGCAGGTGCTGCTTCTGCAGGAACTGATCCAGCGTGCTGGCCCGCAGCCGCTTGTGTGCGGTCTGGCCTTTTAAGAACGGGAGGAAGCTATGCCGAAGGAAAAGACCAAAGAGCGTAAGCCCAGGGCCAAGCGGGAGAAGGCTCCGAAGCCGAAGCACGTGATGCTCGAGACGGAGCAGCGCCTGCACATTCACGTCACCAAGGGCGCCAAGGAGATCTCTGAATACATCGCCGGCGCTGATGCCGAGGGCGTTGTCCGCATGAATCCGGCCCCGGAGGCTGCGGCACCGGTGTCGACTCCGGATCCGGTTTCGGGCACGTAAGGGGGAGACGTGACGGAAGCCGAAATCCTAGCAGCGATCGAGGCGATAGACCGTGCCATTGCGGCCGGCGTCGTACTCGAATCGCTGGAGTTTGCTGAGCAGACGTTCACCTTCCGCTCCATCGAGGACATGCTGCTCGCGCGAAGGCACTTCGCGTCGTTGTTGGCGACCATCGCAACCTCAACGAGCGGCTACAGATTGGCGGCTACCAGCAAGGGCGCGTGATGAGTATGAGGCGAGAAGAGCTGCGGCTGTCCTGGATTGACCGTGCAGTTGGCTATTTCGCTCCGCGCGCCGGCCTGAACAGGTTCCGGTCGCGCGTGGCGACGCAGCTCCTCGCCCGCCATTACGAAGGCGCCTCGATTGGGCGTCGGACACAGGGTTGGAACCGCAGTGCCGGGGACGCGAACGCCGTGACGTGGCCTGCACTGTCCAAGCTGCGCGAGTCGGCACGCGACCTGGTGCGAAACAACGGTTATGCCGAGAGCGCCCTGACGACGATCGGCGACCACGTCGTAGGTTGGGGCATTGTGGCGAAGCCCTCGAAGCCGAACAAGCAAGCGTCCGATCTCTGGAAAGCCTGGGCCGAAACGACCGCGTGCGACTCGGACCAGCGTAACGACTTCTACGGGCTGCAGAAGCTGATCATGCGCACGGTCGTCGAGTCCGGCGAGGTGCTCGTGCGGCGCCGGATTCGACGTCCCGAGGACGGCCTGCCGATCCCGGTGCAGCTCCAAGTGCTAGACCCAGACTATCTTGACACGCAGAAGACAGAAATCGGCGCAAACGGCCGGCAGATCATCAACGGGGTCGAGTTCGACGCGCTCGGGAGGCGCGCGGCTTACTGGATGTTCCAGGATCACCCCGGGGCGATCACGCCTTTCAGCAACGCCGGGGCCTCGCGCGCTATCCCGGCCGAGAGCGTCCTGCACATATACAAGCAGAGCCGCCCCGGACAGGTTCGCGGGCCTTCCTGGTTCGCGCCCGTGCTACTCCGCTTCAAGGACTTCGACGAATACGAGGACGCGACGCTGATGAAGCAGAAGATCGCGGCGTGCCTCGCCGTGATCACCAGTAGCCAGGATGGCCTTGGGGCGCCGCTGGGGACTGCCGACGACACTCAGACGCCGGAGTGGGACAGCCTCGAACCTGGGATGATCAAGCGGATCGCGGCGGGCGATGCGATCACGGTGGTTGACCCGCCGTCGGTTGGCGAATACGCGGACTACGCGAAGACATCGCTGCGCGCGATCGCCACGGGCCTTGGCGTCACGTACGAGGATCTGACCGGCGACTACGCTGGGATGCCGTTCAGCGCGGCGCGCATGTCCAGGCTTCGTCACTGGGCGCGTGTGGAAGACTGGCGCTGGCGGACGCTGATCCCTCAGTTCTGCGATCCCGCGTGGAGGTGGGCGATGGAGGTCGCTCAGGTGATGGGACTTCCCGAGGTGCCTGTCGCGGAGTGGACGGCTCCGCCTGCTCCGATGATCGACCCCGTAAATGAGGGGCTCGCGTACCAGCGGAACATCCGGACGGGCCTGCAATCTCTGCCCGAGGTCCTACGCGAGCGCGGCATGGACCCGGTGGCCGTCATGTCTGAGTTCGCAGCGTCGAACAGGTTGCTCGACGAACTCGGGATCGTCCTCGACTCCGACCCGCGCATGACAACGCAGCAGGGTTTGCCGAGGGAACAGACGAAGGACACCGGGTCTGGAGGCTCTGCCGAGCTGCCGAAGGACGGAGACGATGATGAGGAAGAGCGAGATGGCGAAGACAACGAGCGGGCGCTGATTCTGTCCGGCAACAAGGCCGTGCTCGAGGCTGGCCTGCGACACATGAAAGCAGCGCGCAGAAGGAGGAAGGGCTGATGGCCGTGAGGTCGCATGAACTGGAGAACCAGGAGCGTGGACTGGCCCTGGAAGATCGTGCAGTCCAGTCCAAGCCGAACGCCGAGGACGAGCTGCGGGCTTTCCGGGGGCGGATCGCTGCCCTGAAGGCGTCGCCGCCGACCAACGACAACGTCCATTGCTGCCGCGATTGCTTCCGGCGCGGGGTAGAGGCCGCTGTGAGGGCGGTCGAAGGCGGCTAATGGCGAGCGTTCCGCATCCGCTGACGCCTCGTCAGCGCGAGGTCTTCGCAGCCGTCCACCATTACCACTCCGCGATTGGTGAGCCGGCGCCGGCCAGTTTCGTGGCGAAGAAGCTCTCGATCACGAAACAGCGCGTCCAGGCTTACTTCCAAGCGCTCAACGATTTGGGATGGCTCCGCTCTGCTGGATCGCCGGCCATTCCGACGCGACCACTCCCGACACACGAGGGGTTGACGAATCGGCAACTTCCGCTCGCCACGGCGGCGCGGCACGCTTCCACCGTGGGGAAGCAAGACCTCGGCCTCCAGACGGTTGAGATGACCGCCCTCACCCTGCGCGCGCCTGTTCGAAGCATCAACGTCGAGAGCCGCACTGCCGAACTCGTGATTTCTACTGGCGCCCGTGCGTTGCGAAGCGGTTGGGACGGGCCTTTCTACGAGGAGCTGTCCCTCGAAAAGAAGCACGTTCGGATGCAGCGTCTCAACAATGGCGCCCCGCTGCTCAACTCCCACGGCGGTGCATCCGGACCGATGCTGGAACACCAGATCGGCGTCGTCGAGAGCGCACGAATCGAAGACGGCCAGATCGTTGGCACGGTGCGATTTGCGCGCGCCGAAGACGATCCGCTGGCCGATCAGGTCTTCCGCAAGGTTCAGGACCGGATCATCCGCAACGTCAGCGTCGGCTACAAGACTTTCAGGCTCGAAAAGATCGAAGAGCAGAGGGGCGCGCCGCCAGTGTTTCGCGCTACGGACTGGGAGCCCTTCGAGGTTTCAGTCGTGCCGATGGGCGTCGACGACGGAGCTAAGTTCCGTTGCGACAAGCCCGAGATCAACCCCTGCGAGATCGTGACGCGCGGGGCACAGGAGAATCCGATGAGCGACGAAACCCGATCCGAGACCATCGCTGAGATCGACCCGCTGCTGCAGCCCGTCGTCGAGCGAAAGCCACAGCTGGCGGCTGCGGTGCCGAGCGAGGCCGAGGTCGCGACCAGGATCGAACGCGAGCGCACGCAGGGGATCCTCCTCGGCTGCCGCGGCGTCAGCCTGCCGCAGTCGTTCGCCGACAAGCTGATCGACGACCCGAATATTTCGCTCAGCGACGCGCGCGGCATGATCCTCGCCGAAGCGGCCAACCGTGGCGGCGACAACCGACAGACGAACCGGTCGCTGCAGGATCCGATCGTCGGGGAGGATCCGCTGATCCATGTACGGGCCGGCATCGAGGGCGCGCTGCTGCATCGCATCGCGCCGAACCGATTCCAGCTCGACGAGAAGAGCCGGCCCTATCGCGGGATGTCTCTGCTCGACATCGGGCGCGCCTTCCTGCACGCCCGCGGAGTGCGGACAACCAACATGGACCGCTCCAAGCTGGTGGACGCGCTCCTGACGCGCGCCGGTCTGCACACGACGAGCGATTTCCCGATGCTCTTCGAGGACGCGGCGAACAAGAACCTGCGCGCGGCCTACGAGGCGGCGCCGCAGACCTGGCAGACGATCTCGAAGCTCGTGTCGCTGTCGGACTTTAAGCCCTCGCGGCAGCTCCAGGTCGGTGACGCGCCGGCGCTGCTCGAGATCATGGAGCACGGCGAGTACACGTTCGGGACCATCGGCGAGGCGAAGGAGGTCATCCAGCTCAAGACCTACGGGCGCATCTTCGGCATCACCCGCCAGGCGCTGATCAATGACGACCTGAACGCCTTCGGGGAGGTGCCGGCCGCGTTCGGTCGCAAGGCCCGCGACATCGAATCGGACCTGGCCTGGGCGCAGATCACCAGCAACCCGCTCATGGGCGATGGCGTCGCGCTGTTCGCGGCCGCCGCGCCACCGACCGGCCACGCCAACCTGACGACCGGACCCGGGACCGCGATTTCGATCGCATCTCTCGGCGTCGGCCGCGCGGCCCTGCGCAACCAGAAGGGCGTAGACCTTGCGACACTGCTGAACCTGTCGGCGAAGTATCTGATCGTGCCGGCGGCTCTCGAGACGGTTGCGGACCAGTTCGTAACACAGATCACCGCGGCGCAGTCGTCGAACGTGAACCCCTTCACGGCTGGGGGTCGGACGCCGCTCTCCGTGATCGTGGAGCCGCGCCTGGACGTGAACAGCCTGCTCTCCTGGTATATGGCGACGGACATGGCGTCGGCGCCGGTCCTCTATCACGGGGTCCTCGACGGTCAGGAGGGCCCGCTGGTCACGCAGCAGGAGGGCTTCGACGTGGACGGGATGAAGTTCCGCTGTCGGATCGACGTCGCCTTCAAGGCCGCCGACTGGCGCGCGATCTACAAGAACGTCGGCGCGTAGGGTAGAGGAGCTGAGGGAGAAGCCATGAAGAATTTTGACCAGGAGGGCGAGTCCCTTCAGTTCACCGCTCCGGCCGCCGTCACCAAGGGCGTCGGGGTCAAGATTGGAGACTTGCTCGTGATCCCGACGATGGATGCGCTCATCGGCGCTCAGTTCACCGGCATCAGGAACGGGATCATCACGCACGCCAAGCTCGCCGCGCAGGCGTGGACCGAGGGACAGCAGGTCAACTGGGACGACGCCAACAGTCGGTTCACCACCGTCACGACCGGAAACTTCCGCGCCGGCGTCGCCTATCGCGTGGCCGCTAACCCGACGGCGACCGGACAGGTGCTGCTCCACGGCGTCAACCTTGGCGCGGCGCTCGCCTAGCTGAGAGCGAGGCAGTGGAATGGGGCTCGCCACCGCTATCCGACAGCAGCTTGAGGCTGTCCGTGTGGCGACGGCGGGCCCCGATGGCCTCCAGGTCAACGTCGTGCACGAGCCGTGGATCGGCCAGGATGGCCGAGTCAAGCCGATCTTCGACACGGCCGTAACCCGCCCGGCGCTCGTTCAGTTCCGGCGTCCTCAACAGCTCAGGTCCGAAGGCCAGCAGATCGCGGCGAGGGTCATTCTGTCGTTCTTTGGACCCGTGGCACCGAACGGAGCGATCGGTCGCCGAGAGCCCTTTGACCCGCGCGACAAGATCACGCTCCCAGACGGCACGACGGGCCCGATCGTGGACGTGCAGAGTATGCCCGCGCCGGATACGAACGAGCCGTTGTTGACCGTGGTCTACCTGGGGTGATGCCGTGGCGATGCTGACGGCTACGTTCACAGGTGACAAGGAGCTGAAGCGGAACCTTGAGAACCTCGCGCGTCAGTTTCCGAAGGAAACGGGCAAGGCGCTGCGCTCCGTGGGCACCGAGAAGATTTACGAGCCGTCGCAGGGCCTCGTCCCGGTGAAGATCGGCAAGCTCAAGGGCAGCGGAAAGATCCGGGCAACCACGGCTGAGAGCCGCGGCGTGTCTCTGAAGATCAGCTACGGCGGGTCGGAAGCGCCGTACGCGGTCAAGGTCCACGAGGACCTCCGCATGAAGCACACGAACGGGACCGCTAAGTTTCTCGAGCGGCCGCTGATGGCGGCCAAGCCGACGATCGGCCGCGACCTGGCCGGCGAGATCGACCTCAAGCGGGCGATGCGCTGATGTCGATGGGGCAGGAGATCGTCGAGAAGCTCGAGCAGCTGGGGCTTGGAACGTTCTCCGGAGAGCCGCGGACCCTGTTCCTCGACGAGATGCCTGAAGACCCGGACGTCTGCGGGGCCGTCTTCGAAACCGGCGGCTCGCCGCCCGAGTTCGGCTTCGGCGAAGAGGGCATCAAGTTCGAGAATCCAACCATCGCGATCTGGTTCCGCGGTGAGGCCCACGACTCGGCTGGACCGCACGCGAAGATCCGCCAAGCCTACAGCGAACTGTCGAAGATCCAGGCCGAAGACGTCGGTAGTACGCCCTACCTAGAGGTCACGCCGCTGCAGCCGCCTTTCATCCTCGAGCGCGACGATAGCAGGCGCGTGATCTGGACGTTCAACTTCCTCGCATACAAGGAACCATCGTGAGCAGCGACGCGCCGACGATCGTGGCTCCCGACGGCCGGCCCGCGCGCAAGGCGGCGTCCGACCGCTGCCCGCAGTGCGGAGCCGGTCCGAACAAGCGAGTCGAGTCGGAATGTTTCGGCTGCGAAACCGTCACGAATTGCGGCAACTGCGGCCATCAATTCGAGGGGGCGACCGAATGAAGGGCGCCGATTACGTGGCGGTCGTCGTGCTGCACGACAAGTTCGGGAAGCTGCTCGCGGCGCCCGGGGCGTCCTGCGAGCGAGTCCCCGAAAGCTCGCTCAGATGGCTCGAGCGTGACGGCCTGATCAAGCGCCACGAGAAGCCGTCACCTACGCCACGCAAGAGAACGACCAAGGAAAAGGAGTAGCGCATGGCTGTGACGCCGGCGAGGGGGCGCTTCGGCTCCAAGAGCGTCATTTTCTTGGTGGACGGCTACAACCTCCTCGGCGCGAAGCTCCAGGATCTGCGCTACAAGATCAGCGTTCTCAACGAACCCGGTCACGGCTTGGGCGACGAATGGACCGAGAGCACCCCGACCGGCGACCGCATGGCAGAACTCGCCCAGGAGGGCGCGTTCTTCAACACCGCACCTGGCAACATCCACGCCGCGCTCAGCGCGCCGACGGCCGAGCCGGACGAAACGCCCCGGATTGCCGTGGCTGGATTCGAGGGTAATGCGATCGGTCAAGGCTTCGTCGGCTTCGAGGGCATTCTCCACGGCGAGTACGAGGTGCTGGGCCAGCTCGGGAAGCTTCAGCGAGCGAACGCTGTTCACCAGGTGACCGGAGAGTTGGAGGACGGGGTAATCCTCCACGCGCTCGGGGCCGAGACGGCGGACGGCAACACCGAGGGCTCGTCGGTGGACAACGCGACGGCTCTCCAGCGTGTCATCCCCATCACGTCCTCGGACGCTGCGGACCTGATCACCTGCCCGGTCCCGCATGGCGTGGCCGTCAACGACATCGTGCTGATCTCGGGCCACACCGGCTCGACGCCGTCGATCAACGGTGAGCAGACCGTAGCGACGGTCCCCTCGCCTACGACCTTCACGATCACGACAAACATCACGGTCGGAGGCACGGGCGGCAGCTTCGTGCGAACGAAGACCAACGCGGGCGGCACCGGCTACCTCCAGGTCACGGATCACCAGCTAGGGACGTTCACCGGCGCGGTCGTGACCATCCGCCACAGCGACGACGACTCGACCTTTGTGGACCTGGTCGCGTTCGCCGCCGAGACGCTTGTTCGCCACGCGCAGCGCGTGACGGTCGCGGGGGCAGTCCGCCG